AAAGATAAGAAAGTTGTAACGAAAGCTATACCTACAGATAAGCAAAAACAGAAGGTACAGATCAAAGCTACATCAATAGAAGACATTATGTCTGAATATGTTGATAAAATATATGATGGTAGCTTAGATAAGCAGTTGATTTTACGTAAAATTACAGATATTATAACGAATACAAAGTAAAAGCTGGTATAATACAGGTGAGGTATTAGTATGATTTTTATTGACCATCACAAATGGCTAGTTGAAAGCAATCTTTTAACTGAAGAAATGAAGAATAATGTGGCAATGTTGTCATATTGTTTAATAGAAGATACAATTGATGCTTCAACGAGCATTGACTTTGAAGGTAAGCTAGTGACTTATAAGCTAATTATTGGAGAAGAATTATTCAAGAACCTTAAACTCCTTGAAAAGTATGAAAGTGGGGAGAAACTGGGATTCTTTGAAATTAGAAGACTTAAGAAGTTTCTAATAGCTAAGAAAGCAACAGATGAGAGTGGTTTAGGATATAAATTAGAAGAAATTGGAAATCAGTTTATTAAAGCTTATTTTAATAAAGAATGGAATACAAAGGTATATTACAAAAGTGTAAAAGATTATGATGGCAAAAAAGATCTATGGCTACATGGCGAGAACAATAAACGAACTGACTAAGGATGAGGACGTTAGACAAGAATTATGGCTCTATCTATTAGAGGGTAATTCTGTTTTCACCATTAAAGATCAATACCAGCGAATTTCTTTTAAACAAAATACATATCTGGAGCGAGAAAATGGCACTAAAAAGAAACTTTAGCGAAGATGAGAAATTCGGACTTACTCAGCAAGAAATAGAAGCTGGTGAGAAGTATTTAAGAAAAAACAAAACAATAGGAGCAATTCCTACTGCTGAATCTATTAAAGTATATGAGTTATTTATGGTTGGGTGTTCATTTAATGAAATCCACCACCAATTCCCTCAATATGAACTAGGACAAATTGTACTTACTGCTGCTTTACAAAAATGGGCACATGATAGAGAGAAAATGCACTCATCTCTTAGAGATAGAGTTAAAGCTAAGGTAGTCAAGAGTGTTATTGAACAAACAGACTTTCTAACTGCTATGTTATCTGTTGCTTCTGCTGAGCACATGAAACAAATGAGAGACTATATTCTTGATCCAAATTCTCCTAAACCAAGTTTAAGAATTACTTCTATTAAAGATTATAAAGAGATTACAGAAACTCTTGCTAAGATCGTTCAAGGTGCTACTCCAAATGCTAAAGATAATAAAATGTCTCCAATGTTTGATGCTTTAGCTCCACAAGTAGAAAAGAAAACATCTTCTGCACCAAAAGAAGAAGATATTGATCTAGATTCGTTGTTAAACGAGGATAAGTAATGAGTACTAAGAAGCCAAAAACAGGCTTAGACGCCCTATCGATTGAGCAAAGAAAGAAAATATTCTTCAAGAAGTGTACAACTAAAGAAGAACTTTCTAAGTTCATTCAATTGTTTTTCGGTCTTCATCTTCCGGACGTTACGGTATCAAGGTTCGCCGATACAAACCCTCTACAGATCATCTGGGAGGTTTATGACATCTGTGTTAATAAGAACAACCCAGAAAACATCGAAGAATTATTATATGTTGCTGGTCGAGGATCTGGAAAGACTCTTGGTATGGCAATCGCAGAACTTTTAGTTATGCTACATGATGGACGTGATGTTTGTCATATTGGTGCGGTTCTTGCACAGGCTAAACGTTGTTATGAGTATCAAACTAAGTTTATGCTCTCATCTCGTATTCGTTCAATCATTGAAGACAAAACTGTTGCTCAAGAAGATAGAGTTCTTCAAAAGTTGAACATGGAAAAGTCTACATTTAATATTGACGGAGACTTAGTAACACTAGAAGTTCTTCCTTGTACGCTTAAAGCATGTAACGGACCTCACGTTCCTTTAGTTGTAACAGATGAGATCGATACAGTAACAGGTGAAGGATTAAAGGCCTTTAAAGAGATTGCAGGTATGCTCGATTCAAAGGGTGGAAAGATTGCCTTGAGAGTTGGTATTTCGACACGTAAATCTCGATACGGATTAATGAACAAGATGATTGAAGAAGCTGAACAAGCTGGTCGTCACGTCCGTAAGTGGACTGCTTTTGAATTTACGGCTAGATGCCCAGATTCAAGAAGTGGAACTAAACCTACTAGCTCGTACCACATTATTGATGATATGGAAGTAATTGATGAAGCTACATTTAAATTAAAAGATCAAAAGAAAGCAAAAGAATATGTTCACCATACTATGCCAGGTGAAAACTGTCTTAAGTGTCCAGCTGCAGCTATTTGCTTAGGTGATGCTAAGAGACAAACATCTAAGTCAACTATGTTAAAGCCAGTTGGCGAGTTAATTCAGAAGGTAAGATCTGAAAGTACAGATTGGGCACTTGCACAGCTTATGAACCTTAAGCCTTCACTTGAAGGTGTTATTTATAAAGAATTTGAAGAAAAACTACATGTTAATACATGGAATCAGATGTGGCAAAAACTTACAGGAACAGAATTTCCTGGAGAATGTACACATGATATGTTCGTTAAAAAATGTCATGCAATGCAACTTAACTGCTATGCTGGCGTCGACTGGGGTTGGAGTAATCCAAACACTGTTGTTTACTTCTTTATGGATAGAAAAGATAATGTATTCGTAGTTCGTTCTGATGGTATGACATATATTTCTCAGCCAGATTGGGTACATCATTTAAAAACAAGATGGCACAACATGTATAGATGTCAACTTTACTTTCCAGATATCGCCGATCAAGGTGCCGTAACTGAGATGAGAAAAGCTGGATTACCAACTGCATCTGAAAATGATAAATCAATCAATACCGGAACACAAGTTATTAAAAAGCTTTTAAGAGTTCCAGGTACGACAGATACTAAAATGCATATTGCCAAAGAGACAAATGGGCCGTTAATCGAAGAGTTCCTCACTTACCACTTTAAAACCGCAGCAGACGGAACGATCACAGAAGTTCCAGATACTGAGTTTGACCACTGGTTAGATGCTCTCAGATACCCACTTTGTATGTTACTCGGGAAGAGCACTCTTCTTATGGGTAACGGTATGGACATCGAGGAGAAAAAGATTACAGATAATAGTGGTAGCTTCTTTAAGACTCCAACACCAGAAGAGTTTGCAGCTACAAATGGCATACAGTTTAATCCTGATGTCGACGTCTCAAATGTAGGAAAGATTGGGAAACCTTCTGACCTAGATAATAATGACGACGATGGTTGGTCTGGTGGCGGTGGTTTTCTCTGGTCGCTATAAGACAACAGAGAATAAGTATAACTATGAAAATGGAGAATTAATATGGCAAACTTTTGGGACGGATGGTTTGGTGACACAAAAGGAGAAATCGATGGCTTGCTAGCCAAAGGTGATCCAGATGCTGTACCTGAAATCGAAGTTAATACAGCTAGAGATGGACATGAAGAGGAGATTGGTCGTAAAGCAATCATCACTGATCCGTTTTTTGCTCAACAAAGCTCACAAACACTTTACAGAAATAAAGTATCAAGACTTTCAAACAAGACTCTAAAAGATGTATCTTTAAGAGATTGGCTTGTATCTGCTATTATTCAAAACAGAACTGATACTCTTATTAGGTTTTCTAGACCTCAATTAAAGAAATTTGATATGGGTTTCAGAATCGTTAAGAAAACAGAAGGTGAAGATTATTCACCAGCTGACAAAGAAGAGATTCAAAACTTAGAATCATTCATCTACAATTGTGGTCGCTTAGATCACACTCCAGATGATGACAAGATGTTATTTGGTGAGTTCATTAAGCTCGTAGTAAGAGATGCTCTTACATTTGGACATATTGGTGTTGAAAAGATCAAAACAAGACGAGGAGCTTTACACAGATTTAGACCTCTACCTTCTGAGAACCTTTACATTATCAATAAGAACATGAGCAAAGAGCAAGTTGAAGGAAATATGGAAGCTGTAAAAAACTTACAGAAGCCACAATCTAACAATGACCCTCTTAATACTATGACTACTTATGAACATCCAATTGATTATTATAAGTATATTCAAGTAGCTTTCGATCAAAGACCTCTTGCTGTATTCGGTGATGAAGATTTAGTATTCAAACTATTTAATCCTCAGAACTTCGCGGATAGTAATGGATATGCATACTCACCACTTGAGCTTGCTATATTAAACATTACTAATCACATGAATACTGAAACATACAACTCTAACTTCTTTACTCATGGTCAAGCTGCTAAAGGTGTATTACACTTAAAAGGTACTGTTACTCAATCTCAACTTGCTGCTTTCCGTAGACAATTCTATAACCTTATCAATGGTGCACAAAACGCATGGAGAACTCCTATCGTTGCTGGTCTTGATGATGTTCAATGGGTTCCAATGGCTGGTGGTTCTAAGGAGATGGAATATCTTAACTACAACATGCACTTAATGCGTGCTATTTGTACTCAATTCCAAATCGATCCTTTAGAACTTGGTCTTGATCTTCTTGTTACTGGTGGTAAAGCAATGAACCAACAGTCTGGAGAGTCTAAGATTGAATTCTCAAGAGAGAGAGGACTATATCCGATACTAATGTTCTTAGAAGACTTAATCAACCGTGACATCATTCCTGCGATTGACCCTGAATTGTCAAAGAAATATCGGTTCCAATTCGAAGGATATACTGACGAAACTCCACAAACTGAAGTGGCACTGCTACAAGCGGAAATGACAGTTAATAAATCTATGAATGATCTTCTTGTTGCTGCGCGCAAAGAGAAAATCAAACACCCAGTAGGTGATCTACCTATGAACCAAGCTTGGTGGGCTGTAGTAGAAAAGAATATGACTCGTGGAGAAATCAGAGAAGTTTTCTTTAAAGATAAAGAAGCTGCTGGTAAACCAGAATTACAATATATTCCTGGTGACCCAATGTTTCTACAATGGCAAACTTTACTTTTCCAAATTGAGCAAACTAAAGAACAAGCTAAACAAGCTGAAGCTCAAGCACAAGCTCAACAAGGTCAAGCATCTCATCAACAAGAGATGGATAAAGGTCAACATGCTCGTGAACAAGAGAAGCATGAAATGGAAATGGCTCAACTTAAAGGTCAAGCTGCTTACAACGCTACTCAACATAATAAAGATAATGTAACTCCCCCGAAAGCCGATTTATCTGGCAAACCTCCACAAAGATAAATCATAAGGGCTCTGCTACCACCAGAGCCCTTTTTCTAGTATCAAAAACCCATTCAGTATAATCTCGTCATGGATGATAAGGAATTTGATAAACACGTTTTAAAATTCACCATCTTGGGCTTAGTACTTATCGTATTTGGCTATATCTTAAGCAAATTCACAAATATATCAGATAAAGACGAAGAGGGTTAAATGACTTGGATATTACTTGAAGGTCTAGATAGAAGCGGAAAATCTTCTGTCGCCAATCATTATAAAAAATTAGGTTATCAAATCGTGCACATGTCTGCACCAGATAAAAAGTATTTTAAACCTGGATACAACGGTGAGTCGTATCTTGAAGAACTTGTAAGTTTATATTCTAAGCTTGAAGGTAAAAAAGTACTATTTGATCGCACTACATACGGTGAGCTAATCTGGCCAAATGTTTATGGTCGTCAACCTATGTTAAGCGAAGAAGATATTGATTATTTATCAGGTATTGAGCGTAATAATAGTGCAGAGCGCATACTTATGTATGATTCTAATGTAGAAATGCATTGGAAACGTTGTGTAGACAATAATGAACCACTAACTAGACAACAGTTTGGTAGAGCTAATATTTTTTATGACAGGCTGGTAAAAGACTATGGATTCGTTAAAAAACAACTTTCAGATTTTCCAGGACTTGCTCCAGAAGGATCCACGAGAAATGACGGACAGAGAGTATCTTCAGATGAATCAACTTCGAACAGCTTACATGAACATGGTGGAGACACTAATGCTTCTGGGCAAGATAACGGAAATTCCAAAATGGGAAAAGAATCAGAACTTCCAGTTCGCGCTGTCCAGGCAAATCATAGCGATGTGGGAAGTATCGAGGACAAGCTTGAACGAGCCAACGCTATCAGAACATTGCTCCAAGGCACGATCCTTAAAAAGAAAGGTGGAGCTTATGATGACATTGAGCAGGTTCTTCGGGGATTCCTTCAGTCTGAGTTGGATCAACTCTTTGAAGGACCGAAGAGAAATACAGCGTTTTCAGACGAGGAAACTACTATTCTAAAACTTTATGTAGCAAGAATTAAAGAGAGTATGAAAAAATAATGGCAAAATTATTAAAAACTATATTAGATATACAAGCAACGAACCCACAATTAGCTTTGTGTGGTTCTGCTGCTTTAATATATGCTGGTCTTTTGCCAAAAAGAGATATTGGTGATTTAGATTTCGTTCTTAATAAGAGGCATGTAGATGCTTTACAGGGTATTTACAACCTAAGAGCAGATGTATACCCTGAGCAAAAAGACGATAGATATCAAAGTTATCATGGTAATTGGTCATTTTCTGGATTATTTAGTGGATATAAGATCAATTTATTAGTATTTAATGATGACATCTTACTTACTTCAGAAGCTGTTATTTTTGAAGGTGAACACATAAAGGTTCAAACATTAGACAACATCCTTAAATGGAAAGAAAAGTATAACAGACCCAAAGATATTAAAGATTTAAACGATATAACAACCAAAGCAGTACAAGACATATTATTGAGTTAATTCAGGAGGAATTATGAAAGGACAAAGATTACAACCACAAAAGAGCGGTAAAGATAAAATGAGAGAATTGGACGTAGCAGTTCAAAACGCAGAGATGGCAACAAGAATCTCTCAGATGATGCTAAAGCAAGTATTGGAGCAATTCCAAGGTCTACGTAGAGACGTAGATAACTCAATGGGAATCTTAAATGACTTCCAATATAGAACTCTTGCTATGCTTGAACTAAGTGGTCAAGATAAAAAAGAAGTAGATAAAGTAGCAGAAAAATATAAACTTGCTGACTACACTAAAGCATCAGACTCAGAAGATGCTATCAAAGGTTACAAAAATGATGATGCGGGAACAATCACAGAACAGTCGATTGTTATTATCACTTCAGTAACCGATGGTGATGAAGATAAGGGGATTTTTAGAAGTAAGTTCAACATGAAAGAATGTCAAACAGAATCACTAAGAAACAAACTCCTTGGATCCACAGTTGGATCAGTAATTGAAGAAGAGATTAATGGTGAGAAACACACTATTACAATATTAGGCCTAAGAAAAACAGTAGAAGGGGAAACAGTTGGAGAAGAAAACAAAAGTAATTAATATGTTAGGCGGCAGCGGATTAGGTAAGTCTACCACCGCTGCTGGTCTTTATCACAGAATGAAATCAGATGGCTTAAATGTAGAACTCGTAAGAGAATATGTTAAAGCTTGGGCTTGGAGCGGAACTAAAGTTGGCCAATATGATCAAATTTACATTTTCGGTAAGCAAGCTAGATCTGAATACATGCTTTATGGAAAGGTAGACTATATAATCACCGATTCACCTATACTACTATCTCCCGTTTATGAGAAGTTCTATAATAACGGTGATTCAATGGTAGAAGTTGCTGCTCTTAAGTTCTTACAAAAAGCAGAAGCAAATGGGATTAAACATATCAATTTCCTCCTTGAGAGAAAGAAGAAGTTCAACCCAGAAGGAAGATATGAAACTGAAGAGCAAGCTAAAGAAGTGGACAAACGAGTGTCTTTATTTCTTCAAGAGCATAGTATTGATAATGTCATTGTTGATTGCTCGGACTCCGAAAGAATAGATTTTATGATGAATCACTTAAAGGATTTATGACAGATAGACCAATGGACCCAAGATGCCCTAGAAAGTTAGACGAATTACCGTGCGAGTATTGTCCTCTTGCTGTACTTCGTCTTAAAGCTTTGAGAAATTCTCCTGATGAATTAACAGAAGAGCAAGAAGCTAAACTTCCAGGTTGTCCGTGGTCCATTGCTCATCAACTTTCTAATTACTGCTTCTTTAATTATGTAAAAGACTATCTATCAGAAGTTCCCTCAGATAAAGAAATTGCTCATATGAATAATGTATCTGTTGAAACTGTTAAGAAAATAGAATCAAAAGCCATGGAAAAGATCAAAGAGATGGACATTATTAAGGACATGAATAATGATGAATAATAAATATACAACTACTATAGAAAAAGAAATGGCAACAAAAAGACTTCTTAAGACATTTCGTAGATTTGGAATTGCAAAGCCAGATCCTATTGAAGCAATGATGGAAGCTGGTGCAGCACATTTAGAACAAGCAGCAGCAATGGCTGCTTCGATGTATGGACATTACCCAACACAATTAATAGTGAGCCCTTCTGTCTTTACTGGTTTACTTGGACAATTAGGTAAATAATGACAAACGAACAAAGAAAAGCTAGAAACAACTTACATGAAACTTTTGTAAGATTTGGTGTAGCAAAATCTCAATATGTTACAATAACATTTTATGGAACTGGCTTAGACATTACTAATAGTTGTAATAATATAACTATTAATAATCTAGGAACTGAATGAATCAACTTAATAATATATATACCCACGATATGATAAAGTACGCACTTTATGATACTTGTGTTAGGTTTAAGCTTGCTAAACCATTAATGAGCACGTCAGCTACATTTGTTGGAACTGGAGTTCAAATAAATATGGTACCTAACTCATCAACTAGAATATTTATAGATGGAATGTGTCTAAATCCCAATGATTACCAAATTACATCAAATAGTATTACAATAAGTGGCCTTCCTTTTGGAACTCACACTATACAATTTAAAATATGAAAGAAGATGTAATAATTAGAGATAGTTTATATAGAACTTTTGTTAGATTCGGTTTAGCAAAACCTTACATGTCCTTTTGGAACCCCGACGCAGATAGCGGAAGAGGTGAAGAATATAGGATCTATCCCAGCTATAAGTAACCTAAATACATAGTATAATGTATCTAGGAGACTTGTCAAATGGCTAAAAATAAGCGCTTACTTATAGATATGTGTGCAGGTTCAGAGCTTAAAGATACTCAAGGGGAGACTTTAAGTGTAGAAGGTGCTGATATTAGTGACTTACAAAATGGAAATGGTCGTCTTAACGATAACCATGGAAAAGGCTTCTTTAACTCTATCGGTAGAGTTACATCCGCTAAAAAGATCTTCAAAGCTGAAGATTGTGATAATGAGAGACATAAGTACTACTGGGAGAAGATAAAAGCTCCTTATATCTACGTAGCTGGTGAACTTTATAATGATGAAGATCATCCAAATGCTCGTGCTGCAGCTGCCATCATGAAAAACGTCCACAGAGAAGATATTCCTTTAAAGATGAAAGCTTCTGTTGAAGGTGGAGTTATGGCCAGAGGAATCTCAGATCCTTCTAGGCTTGCTCAAACCAAAATACATTCTGTTGCGCTTACATTTACTCCTGCTAATAATGCAACTCTAGTTGAACCTCTAAATCTAGATAAATCTAGTGTAGATTGGGAAGCAGACATGCGTCTTATTAAGAGTGTTATGCACTTAGCTGAGACTAATATTCCATCTTTTAGACATATAGAGCGTCATGCTTCTGCAAATGCTATTTTTGATAATATTAGTAAAATCAAGGAATTAGCTAAGACTATTGGTGTAGAAATACATGTATCAGAGTCATCTCCAGAGCAAATTATGAAACAAGCTGCTATTTTAAAAGTAGAAGATAATGTTAAAAAAATCAATAACTTAGTAAAAGCAATAGGTCCAAATGGACTTGCAATCAAACCTGTACCCAATCAGACTAGAGATGCGGTAAAAGCTAAAGAACAAGACATTAGAGCTACAAGAAGTGATACTTATCA